ATCACTAGCATTGGCCAGCACTCTATCTATCAATTCACTACTTCCCATTTCTAAGCTAAATATTCCTACACCTGTTTTCTTTTCAGTCATAGTCATGGTGTTATAGGCTATGTTGAGTAAAAAGGCTGTTTTACCTACAGATGGTCTTGCAGCTAGTACGATTAATTGACCAGGTCCAAAACCACTAGTGATTTTATCTAGTTGATTGAATCCAGTTGCCACTCCAATAATGCCATTACTCTTATCACTAAGCTTAGCAATTTCAAGCAATCGTTCCTTCATTGGATTGCTGATGTGCTTGTACTGCTTTGTAATAATTTTATCAAGTAATGTGGTTCCAAAGTTGCTTGCTTTATCCAGCAAATCAAATACATCTGCACTATCGTTGTAAGCTTCAGCTAGTACTTCACCACTGGTGCGTATTAGCTCCCTAGCAATGTACTTTTCCATTACTATTCTAGCGTGTTCCTCAATGTTACTACTACTAACAACATCCTGTGTAAGTTTTGTAACATAATAGTTACCACCAGCTTTTTCAAGATTAGCAGTCCTTTTTAATTCTTGCCCTACAGTGATAAAATCAAAGGTTTTGCCAGCTTTGTACAAGGTGCAAATAGCTGTGTATATGACTTGATTTTGATTGTTGTAAAAGCATTCACCACTAGGGATTATATCAATCACATCGTCAATTTTATCCCCTTCAATCATTAAAGCTCCAAGTACGGCAACTTCTAATTCAGGTGCTTGTGGTGGTAGTTTGCCGTATTTGGCAAAGTTAAAACTATCCTTGGTAGCGAGTTGTGTCGTATTGGTTGGTAGCATTGGTTGTAGATTGGTTTTGGTTGTTAGGTGAATTAGGTTTACTCCATTCGCTATCACGTTGGGCCCAGGTTGCTAGTCTTTTGCTAATTTCAAAAGTTCGCTCTAGCTCGTACTTCATTTTGGTTTCTGATTTGTTTTGCTCACTCCAGTAATCGTAGAACTTTCTAATCATTGCAGCTCCATAAGTTTCTACAAATGGTTTTAGCTCTCTGCCAAATTCTATTTTGCGGTCAGGTAAAGTATTTTTCAAAGAAGATTGGGGTGTGGCAGGTTCACCTGCTTTTTTATTTCTTTCCCCTTTACTTTCCTTTACTTTACTTTCCTTTACTTTACTTTGTGTACTAATGTTTACATTAACTACACTTGAATGGGGGTTTATGTTTACATTAATTGGGTTAATGCAAGCATAAACTAAAATCACATCTTCTTTTCGTCTTTTTGTTGCTTCTAAAAATCGTTTTTGGATTCCCGAACTTGTGAGTACTTTGTCCGAATTAAACAGGCTTTCATTAAAGAATCCCCACTTAACTAAGCGTAATACTACTTGCTCTACCAATTCAGGTGACACACCAGCCATTGACTTGCAAAGCTTCATTTTGGTTAGATCATTCCACAAAGTAAAATATCCATTACGGTATATCGTACATAGCAGCTTGATTGCGATTAGTTCGCCCTTGATTCCAAACTCGCCACTTACTGCTTCTATTTTTTCATCGTTGAAAAAATCCACATCTAAGGGAAAGTAATCAAGTCCTTGCTTTATTGGTCGTGCCATTTATTGTATTGATTTTTTTTGATTAAATAAATTGATTATCTTATCTACAGTACTCATCTCCATATTATCCGTACTTCCTGTTACACCTTGTGCTAAGTCTTTTTTAAGCAATATGGTATCCAACATCTTCTCATCGATAGTATCAATACCCAGCAGGTAGCTGCACATCACTGGCCATACTTGACCAATCCTGTGGGCTCTATCTTCACACTGAACACAATCAGCATAAGTCCAAGGGAACTCAATAAATAATACCCGGCTACTAGCTGTGAGCGTAATACCAACTCCAGCAGCTTTTATGTTACAAAGTATCAATTGAGTTTTTGGATCTGACTGGAATGCATCAATATGCCTTTGGCGTGAAATGGTGTCATCGTCTCCAGTAATAGTTACAGCATTAGGATAAATACCCTTTAATGATGCAATAATTACTTTTAGGTTGCAAAACACAATTAGCTTTTCACCAGCGTCCAATACTTCATCTATAAACTCCTGCGCCTGCTCTATTTTGCCACGCGCTGAAATTTGCCTAAGCACATTCATTTTCACAAGTGCCTGGCCACGCAATGCAGATGCAAGTTTTTCATCGTCATAGTTTTGGGCCAAAAGCCAATTCATAAACTCGTCTTCTGCTTGTTGGTATTCTGGTCTATTACTAATTTCACAAAGTATCTTTTGGCGGTCTTTGGATGGTAGGTCTTTGGCTACATCTTTTTTCTCGCGTCTAAAATAGCAATGTTTATTTAGTAAATAATTTAGAGCTTTCAAATTACTACTACCATAACCACCATCACAAAAGCGATCCTTGTAATCCTTTTCAGTAGGTCCAAATGTTTGGCTGTGTCCCATGATGCAAATCTGTGGCCATAAATCTATTGGCTTATTTACTACTGGTGTACCACTAAGTAATATTACATTATTACGCTTATGAGCTAGTCTTAAGCAAAGCTTTGTTTGTTGGCGTGTGCTGTCCTTACATTTGTGGCTTTCGTCAATAATGATAGTCTTTACTGTGTCAGCTAAGGGGCTTAATCCAATCTCAATAGACTTGTAGCGTGCCTTAGTTGGCATACTTGTTACAAAGTACTTCTTAATACTTTCATAGTTGGTGATAAAGAATTGAGCATAGCCAACTTCATAGTATCGCATCCAGCTATTTTTATTCTTATCAGTTAGTACCATGGCTTGATGGTCTGTGAACTTTTCTATTTCACGCCTCCAGTTTTCTTTTAATGAAGCCGGGCATATAATAACTGCTGGGAATACATCGTGTCCTTCCTTGGCTAAGGTTGCAATTGTGGCAATGGTTTGTAAGGTCTTACCTAATCCTTGTTCATCACCATTCATATAGCGTCTAAGGTTCATGCCTTGTGCCACACCATTAGTTTGATATGGTCTTAGTTCCACATCTTTAATAGGTGGAATAATTGTAAGTTCTGGCAATGGTTCTATCTCGCCAATTTCTTCAGCTGTGGCAGTAGTTGGATTTACAAACTTGGCTTTGTGGCTAAATTGTAACTGGTGCACCTGCTCTCTTAGTGCACCAGTTACCCACCAAGCGTTTTTGTCTCGCCACCATTTGCGTCCTTCTGCTGGCAAATCCTTAATAGCTTGAAGATTACGATTAAAGAAATAATCGCGCTCCATGCGTACTAAAAAGTGAGTTCCATAATCTAGTATCTGCATAGGAATTATTTAGCTTGTTTTTTAAGTGACGCCTTCAATTCCTTCTTTTTTGCATTTAGGTCATCAATCTTCTTTTGTACACGCTCAATACGAGCCATAGCCGTTTCAGATTGTGCAATTTCAATTAGCTCCACTTCTTGTGGTAGTAAGCCATGTATGTATTCATAAGCTAGCTTATTATGCTCACTATTAATATGGCTTCCAAATGCATTAGGCAATACATCCAGTATAAATGCTCTAGCAATTTTAGTAATTACTTTATTTGCATCTTCACCACTTAACTCATCTGTTTTGGCTTGCCAATCTTCTCTACATTTCCAGCTCATTTTATTAATTATGGCTGTAACAAAGCAATTTACTTCATGGGTATTCAGTTTCTTATCAGGTTGCAATTCAGGATTACCTACCAGCTCACGAACCTTGCTCCAAACTTTTTCAGCATCCAATTCAGTAGCTCGCTTTTCTTTAGCTTGGATTCTAGCTATCTCATCCTCAATGGTAGCTAGTTCATTATCATTAATAGTGTTGCTAGTAGCTGCATTGCTTTTACTAGTTGTTTTTAATTGCACATAAACAAACAAGCCTTTATCATTACCATCTAATACAAAGGCTTCATGGTAACCACCACTAGCTATTTTCTTATTGAAGGTTTCAATTTCTTTATGATAGTTGCCTACTGCTCTTTGATAATCCGCTTCATCTTCTTCTACAGTATCATTGTCATCTTCAAAGTCTTCTCTGCATGGCATGTCTGGCCTACTCAACTCACTATATTCATGTTCTAAATACACTTTAGCACCATTATCCCTAAGTTGTTGAATCTGCTCTTTTAGCTTATTACCAATATTGTAAACGCCAGTAACTATTAGCATTGATGGATTGCGTTTGGCAGCATCTAAATTTCTATTAAAGGCAACTCCTGTCTTAAATGAATAGCAATCAATATTATTACACCGGGCATTATCTTCAGGAAACAATTGTGCATAAGCAGAATTGAATGGGCAAACCTGGCAACTAATATTTGTTGAATGGTTAAGTGTAGGATCCGTTAAGTCAAACTTTGCATTATTCAAATCTCCTTTGTATGAATTCATTTGATACTTATTTATATCAAATACAAAAGCTGGATTAGCTTCATCTTCTGCATCAATACGTTCAGTATAAATCTTGTCTTGGATTTCGGCTGGTAATATAGCTATATTCATTGCAGCAGTCATATTCATTTTGCCTGTGTAGAATAGCTTTTGGAATGGCTCAGTTAGACTGTTTAATTTCAATCTTTGCTTTACAAAGTATTCTGTTTTACCTACTCGCTTGGCCACTTCTTCAATGCTCCAATCTTTGCCTTCAATAAAGCTTTTGAAAGCAACTGCTTCTTCCATTGGATGCACATCTTTGCGCTGTAGATTTTCAACTATTTGCAGTTGCAAAGCTTCTTCATCTGTAAGTTCACGGATTACTGCTGGTATATCTTTTTTCTTAGCAGCTAGTGAAGCTCTGTATCTTCTTTCACCACAAACTAGTAAGTACCCTTTGCCTTTTTCTTTAAGCCTTACTAATATTGGTTGTAGTACTCCAGATGCTAGTACGCTATCTGTAAGCTCTTTCATGCTGTGTTCTTCATAGAACTTGCGTGGCTGATTAGGATCTGGTGTAATTTCCTTCAGCGGAATTTGTTTGAATTGTAATTCTGACATTGTATTATCGTGTTTAATTGGTTACTAAATATTTTCTTCATCAGCATCAATAGGCTCAAATAGATTGCCTTGCGGATCAGGTCGTGATTTACCACTGTGATATTGGCTTACTTCATTGATAAGGTTGGAAATTGCTCCTACCAATTCTTGTACAAATTCATACTCACCATCTAGTGCAATTTTTGGAGATTTCAATTTAATCTCGTCCTTGCTTTTTAGTAGCTTTTGGCCAGTAAGGATAACACTACCAGTTTCCAAATTGCCAATGATTTTTACATCGCTAACTTCTACTTGTAATAGCTTGTCTGTGTAAGACTGAAACATACCTTCACAGCTTTCAATGTCTTTAACTTCGTGTGCATCTACTTGCTCTGTTGCTACTGCTAAGTGTCCATCAAGCAATCTAAATGCTTCTCGTAAATCAATATGAAATTCCCTTGCGCATTGATTTGTGATAGTGTCGCTTTCTCCATTATCAAGCCTAACACTGTGGGAGTATCTACAAGTATTATTTACAAGTACTGCATGGGTAAGTCGCAATTGTTCTCCTTGCATAGATTTATTCAGCTTATCCATATCTACTGTAAATGAATCACCACCACCGCTGATGGTTACTGTTGTTTTGTTTTTCTTTGCCATAATTATGGTTTTTGTTTTAAGGGTTCAACTTCAATTGGTTCGTAGGTTTTAGCTGTATGTAGTGTTGCAATCATATCTATGTAACCTTTATACTCAGCTATTTGAATACTAGAATAATCTTGATCCATTCCAACATTTTCATAAGATGCTTGCCATTCATCTATTGTTCTTGAATTGCAACCGATTTGGATTTTGTCTTCACCCCAATAGGAAACATAGTGTCTAGTTCCACTAATGCACAATGCTTTTACTTTTTTATTGTCGCCAATTGTGCTATTGTCGCCAATTGTGCTATTGTAGCCAATTGTGCTATTGTCGCCAATTTTGCTATTGTCGCCAATTCTGCTATTGTAGCCAATTCTGCTATTGTAGCCAATTGTGCTATTGTCGCCAATTGTGCTATTGTAGCCAATTCTGCTATTGTCACCAATTCTGCTATTGTCGCCAATTGTGCTATTGTAGCCAATTGTGCTATTGTAGCCAATTGTGCTATTGTCGCCAATTGTGCTATTGTAGCCAATTGTGCTATTGTCGCCAATTCTGCTATTGTAGCCAATTCTGCTATTGTCGCCAATTGTGCTATTGTAGCCAATTCTGCTATTGTCACCAATTCTGCTATTGTCGCCAATTGTGCTATTGTCGCCAATTGTGCTATTGTAGCCAATTGTGCTATTGTAGCCAATTCTGCTATTGTCACCAATTCTGCTATTGTCGCCAATTGTGCTATTGTCGCCAATATAAATTTTTCGGTTTGCGAACTCCTCTTTAAGTTTGTCTAAATTGTCATAGCCAAATGAAGTCCATCCTTCATTGTCTACAAATAAGTATAATTTTTTTTGTTCCATTTTATATTTTTTTTTAATTGTTTAAAATAATTGTGATTGTTGTGGTACTTTGTTGATTTCGTCTTCAATTTCTTTGGCTCTTTTAGTGCAATAAACTTTCAACTCTTTTTCTAGTTTTTTGCAAATCTCTAGCTGTGTTGTGCTATTGCCATAAAGGAACTTTTCTTTGAAGTACTTATGTTGCTCGTGCTGTACCTGTTGCACCATGCGTATAAGTTGTAATTCACTAGTCATAATCTACTGCTGGTTTAAGTAAGTGAACCAAATTGCGATCATGCATATATTCTAAAAAATGATTAAGCAATCTAAGGTTATCAGCTTGCATTGTTGGGTAAGCTGTGCACTTCATTGGCTCCTCCGCTTTAATGCTTACGTCAGGCAATAAGTATGGCTCACTAATCAAAGCATCAAATCCATGCACCATAAACACGTCATACCAAAACACATCCGTATCCATCATGTCTAAGTAAAATTTCCATTGACAAGATTTGATGTACTCCAACCAATCAAGTCTGCCAAACTTTAGCTTTACGTCATGAATCTCACGGCCATCAATTCCATCAACTCTGCCACTTACTTGTATAGGAAAGTAGTCAGTCTCATATACCTTATGGCATACTACTTCATGCTTCATACTTAGATGTGTTGCACGATAAAGCAACCCTGCTTTTGCTTGCTCCTTAGTAAACCAAATACCTTCACACTCATACAAGTTAGGTGCTGAATAAGCTTTGCCTTCAATCAATAAGTGGTAAGCACTGCCTACTTTCGTTTTATCATTACCAGTAAACTTTCCTTCAAGGCTTTCAATAAGGGATGCCTCTGTATCCCAGTCAGATACTCCATCGATAAAGCGTCTGAATTTTTCTAATGTTGTAACTGAAATCCTTTGCATACTATCTTAGAGTTAAGGATTCAGATTGATAAATATTGATACCTGCAATTGACCTAGTACCATCCTTGATAGCTTGCTTTACTTTAGCTTCATCTACCATCAACCACTCTCGTGGCACTTGTGCAATATCTTGCACATCATATGTCCAACGCTTTGTAAGGCCTGATACATTAACTACTGGTGCACTCATAACTGGTGGTACCGTTTCTGCAATTGGATTATCTACAATGTGGCTAATCTCTGCTTGCAAAGCTTCTACTTCTGCAGGTGTACTAAACGCTTCTGCTAGCTCCAATTCATCTTGCTTAGATGCTAATTGTACATTTCTAATTTGCTCTACACCACTTACCAACTGCTGGTACCATGTGGCCCATTGTGCATCGTCATACATTTGTATTGATGCTATTGGTGTGTATAATTGCTCGCTGTAATGGTAGGCCTGTTTAGCTGCATCTAGCACCATTCCAATGCTAGTCAATGATTGACTTCTTTCAAGTAGTCTTTTTTCTTTAGCAAGCCTTTCTTGTTCTTTTTGAAAGTTAAGTACTAGACTTTTTACTCTATCTACTTCAGGGCTTATCTTAGCAGTAAGCTCTTTAGCATAGGTATTGATTCGCTTTACTTCATCATTGTAAGGCTTTACCATTTCGGTGCGTTTACCTTCAATAATTTTTTCAACTGCTTTGGCTTTTTTCATTTCATCAATACTTAAAGTTGCATCAGCATCCGTATTGATAACAAGCCATCTTTTTAAGGTGCTGAGCGCAAGGGTTACTTGCTGCTCAGCTTTATTAAATCTGCGTAGATCCGATTTCACTTCCACCGGTGCTTCTACTATTTTATTTTCTGTACTCATTGTAAAAAAGGGGGTTAAAAGTTAAGTTCTCCTTCAGATTGTTCACCGTCTGCAATCTCTGCTACTGGCTCTGGTACTTGCCAAGCTCTTGTAGCTTTATCAAACTCATATCCTTTGGATGTTGCAAACTCACCCATCTCTTTAAGTAATCCAGCACTCATTGGCTTACCAAGGTCTTGTATAGGTTTTATTAATTTAGTAAGCTGTGCAGGTTCTTTGCAAGCTGCTATCAACTTACTAAATTCATCTACCTTTTTTAATGCCTCATTTTGCGCTTCGCTTTGTGCGCAAATTGCCTTTTTAGTTTTGCTAATAATGTCACCCATAAATGTTTTGAAACCAGGATCCGTCTCATCAGGTATTTGCACCAATGGTAAGCGCGCTACATTCTTGCCTATCGTTCTATCAGTAGGCTCAAATAATAGTGTGCGCTTATTATTTTGCATACTCATATAACCTACTTGGTCTGCAATGCGTAATAGTAATTGATAGCTACCACCTGTTACATCAGGCATTTTCTTGGTAACATCACCGTCTTTGTCATCCTTGCTATGTGCAATAATTACAATGTCAGCGGCTTCGCTTCTACGATTGCTAATAAAAATTTTGAACTCATCTCCAATAGCACCGTAAGCTGCTAATTTGTTTTTAGCGTTCTTAAAATCTTTCTTTACCACATAGCCCATTAGAAAGTCATCCAATGCTGACTTGGCTGTATCCACTCCAATAGTGCTATACTCTTTGAATGTACCTGCCTTTTCTTCGGTTTCTACATCTTCCCAAGTGTTCACCACTACAGTGTCTTGTCGGTAAATGGCTCTGTCTTTACCACGATCAAAGTCAATCAATAGTGGGTTAGGGCTTGTGTTGAATAGGGATGTTTTCCCAATTCCTGGCTCTCCGTAAATTAAGATAACTACGGGGCGTTCTGGTAATGCGTCTGTCTTTTTTAGTACTGGCATAATCGTGTTGTTTTATTTGTTAAAAAATTAGTTGACTTGGTTGTGGTGGAAATATTCCATTTCCGTTTGTAAATCAGCATGGTGCCAATACTGCACTTGCTCATCTGCACTTAGTTTAAGTATTGGTTTTTTAGCCTGTAAGTATTGCTTATGCAATTCAATACTCTGGTTCATGCAGTGAACTGCCATACTTGTAGGCTCAAGGCTATATTGTTTAATGATGTTGTTCATCAAATTGCGCATAGCTGGCATGTGTTCTGCTGTGCATGCAGGCATAATATGATTGAAGTGCTCTAAGGCTTGGTGTATAGTTATCATTGTGCTTCTCTTAGTTTATGTTTCATTTGAATTTTTGCCATTGTTTCAGCTACCTTTTTGCGGTTAACCCTTTTGGGGCTGGACTCCATGCTACCACACATAGAGTCCAGCGTATTTGCAATCGAGTTTGCCTTGTTTTGTGTAGACTGAATCATAGTCTTTAGCTGTGTAAGCTGTGCTTGTAATTCTAATAATGGATTGCTCATAATTATTAAATTAGATTGTCAATATTGATGTGGTTCATAAGTAGCTCGTCCATATATTCATTGTACTTACTAATTAGCCATGCTTCCATTTCGTTCCAATGGTCTAGGCTGTAAGGATACTTTACCTTCTTATCTTGCAATAAGTGTATTTCTTTTACCACATCTTTAATTAAGTCCATCCATTTAGATTGGATGTGCATTTGTTCTAGTGGTATTATATGTATTTTATTCATATCTTTGCGGTGTTAATTGATTATTAGTACTGATTAATTATCGTGTTTAAGCAGGAACTGCAATTGTAGTTGCTGCTTTTTTTTGCTCTAATGATTTTCTCATTTTTACAACAGCTTCAAATTGAGCTTTTAAAGCCTCCACTTTTGGCTCATAGTAACCACGAATAAATTCTGCTACCTCATCAGTGCATGTATTGCCATTTTTTATGATACTCATAAAGGTTTGGCGTGTATAGCCTTTACCATTTTTGAGGCCAGCTTGGCGGCTAAGCTGAACTAAATTAGTGTAATCGTTTCGTGTAATAATTCCGTTTTCCTTCAAAAACTCGTAGTAGTCTTTAGTGATGTATGCCATTTTATGCAGCTTGTTTTTGGTTAATAAATTTTGTTAGTAATTCGTATATACT